TAGTATAGCAACACCAGAAAATGTATTTGATTGGAACTTTAAAAGGCAAGTTAATGGTAGATATGTTTTAGATTATATTAAGGTCAGAGAAGAAGTTGATAAAAATGGTGGTACCTATTTTAGAATATGGACACCAGAACAAATTGATACAGTATATCAAACTGCAGATTATGAAGAACCACAATTAATAGATAGCATACCAAATAAATTAGGTAAAATTCCTGTAGTTATTTTATATAATGCTAAATCACATAAAAGAGGTTTAGGTCTTTCTGATTTAACTGACATAGCTGATTTACAAAAATCTATTTACAATGAATATTCTGAAATTGAACAACTTATAAGATTAACTAACCACCCATCTTTAGTTAAAACTCCAGGTGTTAATGCTAGTGCTGGAGCTGGTGCTATTATTGAAATGCCAGAAGAAATGGAACCAAATTTAAAACCATATTTATTACAACCATCAGGACAAAATTTAGATGCTATTATGGAATCTATTAGAAATAAAGTTGAAGCTATTAATAGAATATCTCATATTGGCGCAGTAAGAAATACTAAAACTCAAATCGCTAGTGGTATTGCTTTACAAACTGAATTTGAATTATTAAATGCAAGACTATCTGAAAAAGCAGATTATATGCAATTAGCTGAAGAACAATTATTTAAAATATTTGCACAGTTTCAAAACAAAGAATTTGATGGGGAAATTAATTATCCTGATAGTTTTAACATTAGGGATTACGCAAGTGATTTAGTATTTTACCAACAAGCTAAATCAATTAATATTCAATCGCCTACTTTACAAAAAGAAATTGATAAGGAAATTGCTAGATCAGTAGTTGATGATGATGAAAAATTAGGTGTTATATTTGATGAAATAGAAACTCAAAAAGAGTTAGGTCAATTTACCCAAGATGAAGTTGAACAACCAGAAGTAGCTGAAGAAGTAGAGGCAGAGGAAGTTTAATGAATGGCAGATATAGTAGAAGAATTTGCAAATTATCGTATAAGGCAAATAGAAATAGCTGAAGCTGACTATTATGAACAATTAATTAAAACCCTTGATAGAATAGAAACACAGGTTATAGGATTTACCTCTAAAAATTTACCAATAAAAGATAATGAATTATTTGATTTAAAATCAGCTGTTGCATTTCAACCAAAAATTAGACAAATTTTAGACACAGAATATTTAGCATGGTCAGATACAGTTGTTAGAGAGGGTTTTAACAAACAAGCTAAACGAATAGAAAAAGCATTTAAAGAAATAGGTAATATTCCTATTGAGTTTCAACAATTAACTGAAGCTGATTTAACATTAATTAAAAACTTAAAACAACAAGCATTTAGCCAATTTAAAGATATATCAAATACATTTACAAGAAATTTATCAGAAACAGCTTATCAATACACTTTAATAGGCACTACCAAGGAAGAATTACAAAAACAATTACGATTATCAATCAATGGCATATATTCAAGTGCTGATGATAAAGAGATTAATAAATTGGTAAAATTAATAAAAGCAAATGAAATAAGATACAGAAAATTAGATAAAAGATCAGCACAAGCATTAGCATTAAAGAAAAAATTAGACCTTAATATACAAACCTTGCAATCTAAATATGCTAGTGATAGAGCTGGTAATAATATGAAACGATATGCTGGTCAGTTATTGAATGACACTTTAAGGCAGTTTGATGCTACTTTAAACTTATCAAAGTCAAAAGATGCTGGTTTAACATATGTTAAATATTTTGGTAATGTCATACCTACTACTAGAGAACATTGTAGACTTGTCAGAAGTGGAAGATATGATAAAAGAAAATCAGGACTATTTACGATTGATGAAGTCAAGAAGCTATGGTCAAGTAAAAGTTGGTCAGGAAAACAATCTGGCGATCCTTTAATTGTTCGTGGTGGTTATAATTGTCGTCATCAATGGAGTTACGTCAATCCTAATTGGTATGATAGTAACGGAAAATTAATAATTGAATAAGGAGTAATATGTCAGAAGAAACAAAGGTTGCTCAACCTCAAAATGAGAATACAGAAGTAAAACAAGAAACTACTGAAACAAATACAGAAACAAAAACTTTCACACAAGATCAATTAAATAATATTATTGAATCTAGAATTATGGCTGAAAGAAAAAAATACGAAAAAAAACTTCAAGAAGAAGAAAAGCAGAAAGAAGAACTTGTTAAGCAAAAGCAAGTAGAAGAAGCTAAAACAAAAGCAGAAATTGAAAAAATTATGCAAGATAGACTAGCTGAAAAAGAACAAGAACTATCTACTTTTAAACAACAAATGAAAATGGAAAAAGTTGATAAATCAATTCTTTCAGTTGCATCAAGCAATAGAGCAGTTAATCCAGATCAAGTTGTAGCTTTACTAAAATCAGAAGTTCAACTAGCTGATGATGGCAGAACAGAAGTACTTGATAATAATGGAAACATCAGATATAACGAAAAAGGACAACCTTTAACGATTGAAGAAAGAGTTAAGGAGTTTTTAGATAGCAACCCACATTTCCGTCAAGGGTCTTTGTCTGGTGCAGGAAGTCAGAATGCTATCGGTGGTAATAGCCAAAAACCCAAAACAATAGGCGACTTGGATTTGAATAATCCTGCTGATAGAAAAGTTTATGCAGAAATGCGTAAGTCTAGAAGTGGTTTTAAACTAAATCCTAAATTAACAATTAACAATTAACATATAGGTAATTAAAATGGCTAACGAAACAACATCGTCAACGCTATCGGAACTATATACAGAAATTATTCAAGAAGCTATTTTTAACTTCCAAGAAACTTCTGTAATGAGACCGTTAGTTACGACTTACAACATAAGTGGTGCTGGTAAGCAAATCGCTGTTCCAGTATATCCAAACATCAGTGCATCTGCAGTGTCAGAAGCAACTGATCTTGCTAATACTGAAATTAATCCAACTGAAGCAACTATTTCAGCGTCAGAGGTTGGAATTATGACAACACTTACGGATTTAGGGCGGGACACTGCTTCTAGAGATGTAGCTGCTGACATTGGAAAATTATTCGGTGAAGCAATCGCTAAAAAAGTAGATTCTGATTTATCTGCGTTATTTGGTTCATTTGCATCAGGCAACGATCTAGGTGCGGCTGGAACTGAATTAACACCAGATTTATTATTATCTGCTGAAGCAACTTTAAGATCATTAAACATTCCTAGACCTTACTACGGTGTGTTTAGTCCTAAAGCTATGTTTAACTTGAAAAAAGCATTAGCAAATGCTGGTTACTCAACTAACGCAAATGCTATGTCAGATATTGGAAACGAAACTTTAAGAAATGGTTACGTTGGAACAGTATTTGGTATTGATCTTTTTGAAAATGCAAACATTGCTGCTGACGTTAATGATGATGTAGTTGGTGGTGTATTCCACCCACAATCTTTAGGTCTTGCTATGAAATCTGATTTCAAAATCGAGACTCAAAGAGATGCTTCATTAAGAGCTACAGAAATCGTTGGTACAGTTACATATGGTACTGGAGTTGTTAAAGATGACTTTGGTTGCCAAGTAACAGTAGACGGCGCACTTTAATAAACATAATTAGTTGGGGGACACTGCCGAGAGGTACTTCCCCCTTCTAACCAATAGGAGATTTTATGGCTAACTTTACAGGTGCAGATGTTATAACAGTTGCTGACGTTCAAACGTATCAGCCAGATGCTTTTGACTTTGGTATAGCTTCGAATGATTCTAAAGTAACAACATGGCTTGGCTTAACAACAGATGATATTTTAAGAGAATTAAGAATTAAATGGTGGCAAACATATAAAACAAATGTTTTTACAGATATTACAGTTTTAAATACAGTAGAGTTAGAAAACGATAGAGTAAATTTAGATCAATTTAAAAGAGCTGCTGTTTATTTATTTTTAGGTAAATTTTTCTTTCCAGCACTAACAAAATTTAGACCAGAGGCAGATAAAGATAGATTCGAAAGAATGATAGAATACTATAATAGCCAATACAATATTGAGTTTCAAAAAATACTAGAAGATGGTGTAGAGTATGATTCTGATGATAGTGGTACAATATCTGTTGCAGAAAGAGAAAATCTACACGGCAGTGGTAGACTTATAAGATAATGGCTTCAGATATTAGAATTAAAACTAACATTAAAAATGTTCAGTTAAGATATGCTAAGTTTATTGGCAAATTTCCAAGAATTATTACTAAAGGTTTAGAACAAGCTGGAGTTAATTTAAAAGAAGTTATTATTAGAAGAACTTCATCTGGCTTAGACTATAAAAGAAAAAGGTTTAAAGCATATTCACAAGCCTATTCTAATTTAAAAAACAAAACTAAAGTTGATCTTCAAGATACTAACGATATGTTACAAAGTATTGATTCTAAAATTGTATCAAGAAAAAAAGCACAAGTTTATTTTAGAAGTAATTACGAGGCAAGAAAAGCCATGTATCATCAAACAGGTGCTGGTAAACTTCCTGTAAGAAGATTTTTTGACTTTGATAAAAAGCTAGAAAGAGTTATACAAAAGAACTTTGACAAATTTATACAAAAACAAATTAAAGGTTTAGGACTATGAGTGTAAGAGAAGATATAGCTAATCACATTTTAACCACAATTCAAGCAATTAGCAGTCCAACTATTAAAAAAGCTACAAGACAACCTTTTCCATTAGACGAATTATCAGAACAACAATATCCAGCAGTCTTAATTCAAACACAATTAGAAACCAAAGAAGATCAAGAATTAGGTAGTGGTGGTAAAACAAGAATAAATACATTAGAGTTTTTAATTACAGGATATACTAAAGGCGCAGAATCTAACATTGATACATCAAGAAATGAATTAGCTGAAGCTATTGAGAATAAACTTGAAGAAGATATTACAAGAAATGGAAATGCTTTAGACACAGAAGTTATTGAAATTGAAACAGATGCTGGAGAACTATTTCCATATGGTGCTATTACAATGGTTGTAAGAGTAATTTATGAACATCAATCAGGAACTGCATAATGTCTAAAAAAGATAAACTAATAGATAAAATTGAAAATAAACTAGATACAGTTGAAAAGCTAGTAGATGAAATATCGCTAATCATTATGGATTGTAGACAAGGAATAGATAAATATAACGAAGACGAACATATTGAAGATTTTCCAGAGTTAGATCACTTTGAAGATTTAGATGACGAAGATATTGACGAAGAAGAAGATAAGGAATAATATACGGCATGGCTAAAGATATTAAAATGTACAAAGGTAATGATGAGATAATTATTAACGAAAATAATCTTGCTCATTATGAAAAACTTGGATATAAGACTACTAAAGAAACCATACAACAAGAAGAATTAAAGGAGAATAATTATGGCTACTCATCACGGAAAAGAGGGCGTAGTAAAGACAGGAGCTAACACTACTGGAGAAGTTACTTCGTTCACTTTAGAAACTACAGGAGATGTTGTTGAAGATACATCTTTATCTGATTCTGCAAAAACTTTTTTAGCAGGAAGAACTTCATTTTCAGGAACTATCGAATGTCACTTTGACGAAACAGATACTTCACAAGAAGAATGTACTGTTGGTTCAACTCTAACTTTTACATTATTACCAGAAGGAGATACTGCTGGCGATGCATCTTATTCAGGTTCTGGGATTGTAACAGGTATGTCTATTAATTCTACATTAGACGGAGTTGTTGCTAGAAGTATTACTTTTCAAGGAACAGGTGCTTTAACTGTAGGAACTGTCTAATCTAATTTATGTCAGTTATAGATAGAGTTAAAACTCATTTTGAAACTTTACAAACTTTAAAAATAGAAGTTGAGGAGTGGAAAGATGAAAATGGTAATCCTAGTATATTTTACTCTGAGCCACTAACACTTGAAGAAAAAAATATCCTTTTCAAAAAGTCAAGCAACTTTCAAGACTTAACTATTCTTGTTGATCTTCTTATCATGAAACTAAAAGTTAAAGATGATAAAGGAGATTTGGTTAAAGCCTTTGAGGTCGAAGATAAGTTTGCATTAAGAAAGAAAGCTGACGCAGATGTAGTCGCAACAGTTGCCAATAAGATTCTTTCTGGCACTAGTTTTGAAGAGGCTGAAAAAAAGTAGATAGCGACCCAGATACAAGGTCGCTTTTAGTTCTCGCAGACAGATTAAAAATTACTATCCAACAGGTATTAGAAATGCCTGTAAGCCATTATAATCTTTGGATAGCTTACTTGAAAAACGAACAAGATCAGTATAAAAGTAAAAAAGCACTAGCTGAAGCAAGGAGATTTAAATAATGGCAAAAATGCAGATAGATATTGTCGGAAAGGATAAAACACAGAAAGCCTTTAATAGTCTTCAAAAAAATGTTAATAAAACACAACAATCTTTCTTTACATTAAAAAACGCAATTATTGCAATAGCAAGTTCTGTAGTAATTAGACAGTTATTAGATTTAACAAACGAATATCAAAATTTACAAAACAGATTAAAACTTGTAACAAATTCTACAAAAGAATTAACGGCAGTACAAGAAGAACTATTTCAAATATCTAGAAGAACTA